CCATGCAGTCCTCTAGCTCCCTGCCCGCTTCCACTGCTGCCTTGAGTCCCTTGAAGGCTGTAGTGGCTATACCAATGATTGATACCGGATCCAACATCGATCATCTCTTCAAGAAGTCAGTAATGAACAAAATGCCAGCCCAGAGAACAGATACAGAGATGGCAATACCGCCAGCGATACCTTTCCACTTAGTGAGCGACTCCTTAACTTCCTTTAGATCCTCATGATTCTCACGCACGATCCGCATCAGTTCTTCCTGCTGTTGCTCAAGTTTCGCTAGTCGCTCTAACTCAGTCATCGTTAGACTCCAGACTCAATGAGTACCCAACCCTGAGTGTTGTCAGCTTGGTATGTATCTTCGTCCCATATGTAGTACGAACCTGCATCACGCTGCTCTTGGGTTAATTCTGGAGCAGCAATCGGTGCTTCCCACCAACAGGTTTCTTCAACCAGATTCCAAGAAGCGAATGGACGTGGTGGAATGAACGCATCACGGTCGCCGTCATACTTGAAGCCGATACCTGCATAGTTTTTACGCAGTGCTGTACCACCATCAGGCTGACCATCCTGACCATAATGAACACCACCACGAGTGTTGTATGAGGTTTGCACCCATGAATCAGCATCAGTCAAACCATCGATGAAGTCTTGTTCGGCAACGATTACTTGAGTAACGATGCCTTGTGCGTTAACGCGAGCAAAATGTGCCATGTTTATTTACCTATGCTGTGTAAGAGCCAGAAGAAGTGTAAGTTAAAATTGTATCAGAGCCGTCAGTTGTAACGGATGGTGAACCTGTAGTTGTTCCGGTGTAGTTAGCTGTTGGCATACGAAGGATCACAATACCAGAGCCACCTGCTGCTCCAAATCCAGACTGTGGATAACCTGAAGCAGTACCGCCGTCACCGCCTCCACCGCCTCCGGTGTTAGCTGATCCTGCTGTACAGTTTGTTCCGTTTGCACCGCCGTTGCCACCACCTCCGGAACCTCCTGTGCCTAATGTTCCGGTGCCTCCAACCCTCATAACACCGCCGCCACCGCCGCCTGCTCTAGTTACGGACGAACCAGTAATTGAGGATGCAAGACCATTACCACCATTACCTGCAACATAGCCAGTGCCATTACCACCTGTTGCTCCTGCACCGCCTCCACCGCCTCCGGGCCAAAAAGCACCTGTACTATCTAAATTAGAACCACCATCATAACCTTGACCAGAAGTTCCTGAACCGCCAGCACCAGTAGCACCATCAGCATCAGAACCACCACCGCCAGAGCCGCCGCTTTTACCATCACCGCTGTTGTAATAAACTTTACCACCGCCGCCGCCACCTATTGATGTAACAGTAGCGAAGGTAGAATTTGAGCCGCTATTGCTTTCATTAACAGTAGTAGCAGCACCTCCGGCACCAACAGTTACTGTATAGCTTGTTCCGGGTGTTACAGCTAAAGGTGTTTCTGTAGACCCACCACCGCCTGAAGTTTCTGAAGCATATGAGTTTCTATAACCACCTGCTCCACCGCCTCCACAAACAAAACCACCAGAGCCACCACCGGCAACAACGAGATACGAAATAAGAATAGGCGGTTCAGGCCAGTTATCGCCCATCTCAGCATCACGCTGTTCTTTCAGTGACCAAACACCGTAAGCAGAACTTGTACTTGGAAATTGTGCCATGTGTGTTCCTTATTGATATTGGTAACGAATGATGACTACGCCAGAGCCGCCTGAGCCACTTGAATATCCGGCAATACCTATATCCGTTATTGCACCACCACCGCCACCGGTGTTAGCAGTGCCAGATGTTGCATTTCCAGAGTTATTACCTGCTCCACCACCACCTGAGCCACCGGAACCCACGCTAGTTTGTGATGAACCACCGCCACCACCTGCGCGAGTTACGGATGAGCCTGTAATAGTAGAAGCTACACCTGAACCGCCAGAACCAGATGAACCCGATGAACCTGCTGTTCCTACTGAACCTGCGCCGCCACCACCGCCGCCAGCTTTAGTTGGTTCAGAAGCAGAAAAACTATCACCGCCTGCATAACCCTCATTCGCTGTGCCTGAGCCTTCAGAGCCTGTAGTGTCATTACTACCACCACCGCCACCTGAGCCGCCTGTTTTGCCGGCATTGGAAGCACCACCACCGCCACCGCCGCCAACAGTTGAAACACCTAATGCAGTTGTTGCGTTTCCATCTATTCCCTGAGCAGCATTGCCATTAGTTACAGGCGAGCCTGCACCACCTGCGCCAATCGTTATTGTGTACGCTTGTGCGGTTACAGTTATGCTTGATTCAGCAGACGCTCCACCACCTGATGTTCCATAAGATGTACGATAGCCACCGGCGCCACCGCCACCGTTTGCATGATTGTCATCTTTACCACCTGAGCCACCACCTGCAATAACTAAGTATTCAACAGTTGGGTCAATCGTACCTGCGTCAGTTACGGTGAAAGTACCAGACGATGTGAATGTGTGAATCTTATAGTTACCATCGGTGGTAACGGTTCCACCAGTAGCAGTTATATAACTAGGAGTAGCAGGCCAGTTATCGCCTGCCTCTGCATTGTAGTTGTCGTCTAAAGACCAAACGCCAGATGCTTCTGTTGAACTTGGATTGTCTGCCATCGTTTAATCCTTAAGCCGTATACGAACCAGAAGATGTGAATTTAACTACCGTGTAGCTACCATCGGTTGTAACAGTTGGTGAGCCAGTTGTAGTGCCTGAATAGTCAGAAGTAAGCATACGCAAGATAACAACGCCTGAACCACCATTACCACCGTCACCATAAGGTGTTACAGCTTGTGGGGATGCGCTACCGCAACTGCCACCACCACCGCCACCAGTGTTAGCCGTACCATCTTCAGGTGCTGTATAAGCCGCAATACCGATGCCGGTAGTGCTTCGACCACCATCGCCGCCACCGCCAATACCGCCGGATCCTACTGTTGCATAGGTGCTTGAGTTACTACCACCACCAGAAGCTCCGCCACCACCTCCACCGCAATAATAAACTGCTGAGCCAGTTATAGAGTTAGAAACACCTGCGCCGCCTGAGCCACCTGTTGTTGTGGTGTTATTACCGGCTCCACCTGCTGAACTATAGCCACCGCCACCGCCGGCATTTGAAATATAATAAGGAGAACCAGTTGAACCCTGAGCTCCGCCACCGTTGCTACCTTGTGACCCTGTGCCACCACTGCTGCCGGCTGAGCCACCGCCGCCAGATGCTCCGTTGCCACCTGTGCCACCTCTGGAACCATAACCGCCGCCAATAGCATTGGTTTGAGATAAAGCAGAAGAAATGCCACCGTTTGAACCGCTACCAACTTCGCCTATACCACCTGCGCCACCTGCGCCTACAGTAATAGTATGAGTACCTTCTGTCGTAGAAACAGAAGTTGCGTAGACGTAACCACCTGCGCCACCACCGCCGCCTGTATAGCCATCGTATTGACCGCCGCCACCGCCGCCACCACCAATTAGCAACACGTCAACATTGTAAGGAACAAAAGTTGAAGGCCAGTGGTCACCCTTCTCAGCGCGTTTGTTTTGCTTTAGCGTCCAGATTCCAGACGCACCAGTAGTGTCCGGAAATGTAGCCATTAGCTAATCTCTTCGTAAGAACAAACAGCCTCAAGGTCAGATGCAGCATTAGCGGTTAAGCGTAATGTGTCACCTTCTTCGAGGTAGATTGCTTTACTAATCACGTCCAGAGTTGCGTCAGCAGGAACCACGATGGTCTTGCCAATGTGATAAGCAGTAGATGAGCGGAACAGGTCTACGTTGATTTCAGCGTTGTTAGTGCCATCTACGTTAGAAACGTACAAAGCATTAACCTTGAATACCTTACCGCTTGCTGCTGAGTTAGTGACAATAGCAGTTGCTGATGTACCTACGGCTTGAACCGCAGTCTTACCAGTAATCGTGCTTACGTTTACAATGTTTGGTGCAGCCATTTATTAGCCTCCGAATACGATAGCCATAGCAATGGCCTTACCAGTTGACGCTTTAGTGTCGAGTTGAGTTTGGATGGCAGAAGTAACGCCATCGGTGTAGTTAAGTTCTGTTGCTGTAGCAGTTAAGCCAAGATTTGTTAATGCAGTAGCCGCTGAATTTAGATCAGACAAGTTGTTAGATGCCTGTAGTAAACCGCTTGTGCTGGTAACTGTTACCTGCCAAGAAGAACCGTTATAGATGTAGGTCAGGTTATCAGTGGTATTGAAGTACCAATCACCTGCTGCTAATGGATCGCCATTGTCGTCAACAGTAGGCGCAGTAGCCGAAGCACCTAAGTAGAAGTTCTCAATCGAGTCCAATGCTGCTTGAGCTGCGCTAGCTGATGTAGCCGCATTGCTCTCAGAGGTAGACGCATTAGAAGCTGAAGTAGCCGCTGCACTTGCAGAAGTCGCTGCGTTAGTCGCAGAAGTACTTGCTGCTGATGCCTGAGTAGTCGCTGTGGTTGCTGAACTAGCTGCGCTGGTTGCAGAAGTAGCTGCATTAGAGGCAGAAGTTGCTGCTGCTGACTCGCTTGCTGCCGCCGCTGTTTCACTATCCGCTGCATTGGTTTCTGAGGTAGAAGCTGCGCTTGCAGAACTAGAAGCTGCTGAAGCACTAGAGGCTGCATTACTGGCGCTTGTAGAGGCTGCTGATGCGCTAGAGGCTGCATTGGTCTCTGATGTGCCGGCTGCACTCTCTGAGGCTGCTGCTGCCGTTTCTGAGGCTGCTGCGGCTGTCTCACTAGCTGCGGCTGCTGTAGCACTAGCGGCTGCTGCTGTAGCGCTAGAAGTAGCTGTTGCTGCATCTACCAATAAAGCCCAATAAGAGGTATTGGTCAATAATGTGCCAGCAGTAGAGGCTGCTGTACAGATGTAGACGTTAGAGTTAGATGAGTCTTTAACGATGTCACGGTTATTGTAGTTAGCCGTAGTCGTTGTTGCATCAGTACCCTGGTAAGAGCCAATCTCCTGAAGGTTCAGGATCGCATCACCTGTGTCGTTCCAACCAAGGATGTAGTTGCTCTGAGGTACTGGCAGAGTAGTGTCAATGCTTAAGCTAGACTGAGGTGGAATCTTGATCGCACGAGATACTGCTTCAGCGTTCTGCTGGGCAAAGATGGTCTGAGCATCAAACTCGTCATTCAGGCTGGTAGCGAATAAGTCACCACCTGTTACGAAGTCTGTAAGACGCTCAATACCTTTGTTACCCAAGATAGCTACGGTATCTGATGAGCTAGAGGCTGAGACCAGGGTTACAGAGCCAGTACCGTCAGCATTAATGGTAACGGTGTAATCTGTCGTAATCGTCAGGAGTGTGTCGTTTTCGTAAACCGCAATGTCGTTCTCATTGAGAATCTCAAACGAGAAGGAATATGGCCCTACTCCGGCAGAGCCAGAATAGACCACTCGGCGTGTTACGTCTGAAATGTCAATAGGCATAAGTATCTCCTTCCTGCCCCGTAATATACTTAAAAATCATGCGCTTGTTAACCATTATTGAAGCATTGCCTCAATTCGAGATTCAATCTTCTTCTCTTTGCCAGCTTTCTTAATGTCAGCACCAACCACCAAGCCGATCTCTTCTTCCATCAACACTTCTTTAGCGTCCTTGTAGAAATCAGAAACAATGGTCTTGATGTACTTCTGAGCCGAAAGTGGGTCTTCATCTGCTAGAGCCATGAAGCTAGAGTCATAAGGCAGCTCAGCGATCGAGTCCTCTAGGGTTTTCCCATACTCATCAGGTGTTGTAGTGGCTAGCTCAATCCAGCGGTTGTACTGACTAGGAGTCAGCTCAACACCATCAATCTTTTTCTTAGGCTTGTATTGGCCTACATCAAATACATTTAGGACATCATAAGCAGGACTATATTTCTGCTCAGAAATCTTGAATGGGAAAGCTCGCATCCAAGCACTAGAGGCTGCATGGTTCAACTGCTCACCTGTAATCGGGTCATAAACCAAAGGAGCGTCTTTGCTTAGGAATGGATTGCGAGATTTGTACTGAGCCAAAGAGTCGATAAAGCCTTTAGCAACAGGATTCAGATCGTCATATTCCTCAATGTCAGCCTTAGGCAGACGACGCTCAGGATTAAGAATACGGTCTGTGTAAGCAATCAAAGAGCTGTAAGCACCTGCTGGAGTACCACCAATCGCTACTGAACCTGCTTGCTCAGTCAGACGCTTGATCACACTTGCGTAGTAATCAGCACCTTCTTTGCCTCGACCTTGGAAAGTCTGCATAACCTCAGAGATACCAGAAACCATAGGTAGCTCAGAGACATAATCGCTTGTACCGATAACAAGACCCATCATCAGGTCTTCCATATTCTTAGCATCTGGCTCCATGATGCTGTACTCACCCAGAGTAGCACCCATACCCATTAATGCACCGATAGGCTCTAAACCTGCGTATGAAACGAAGATTTTGTCAGTACCAGAGGTAACGGTAGAGTATTTCTTGAACTCAGCTAATGTCTCTTCAGAAACGTCTTTCTTGTCGAAAACGATACTGTATGGCTGCCAACCAGTAGCCTGGAGAGCTTTTTTCTGCTCAACTGAATATGGGCCAGCACCAGTAATGCCACCCTCTAATGCTAGAGAGCTAATGCCATACATCATGCCTGAGCCTAATGTGACACGAGCCATAACCATGTCGCGACGAATGCCACCAGCAGCCCAATCCTCTCTAACCTTCTTAGATAAGGCAGCAGTAGGTAAGCGCTTATTTAGCTCAATCGCAATGTTGGTAGGAGTACGGATAAATGGAACATAAATCTTAGCTAAAGGATGCTGAGCGATCTTTTCCATTGCCGCTAGATTGCCTTCTAACTTTTTGGTAAAGGTCATTTCCTCTGCAAATTCAACAGCTTCACGGTGAATATCATCAGGTGGATCATTCATCAGATCAAGCATGCGTTGTTGAGCTTTCTGCTCAGCAGTTGCCAAATCATCACCCATATCAAGCATTTCATTACGAGTCTTGACATATTCACGATAGCCTAAGCTATTGAGATTACGACGGTAGTTGAATGCTTTGAAGAACTCGTCTTCTGCCATCAATGCACGACCAGGCATGGTCACAAACTTACCGTAGTAGCCAAAACCTTTAGCTAGAGCCTTCTGGAAGTCAGACGCATTCTCGCCAACCTCAATATTGAAAGGATCGCTGATAGTGCGAGTTTCTAGCTTAGAGCGACCTGTGATCTGCTCATTCTGATTCCAAGCTTTCTTGCCCAGAGCTAAGCCCTCACGGAGACCTTGGCCCATGCTGTACATATCGACAAAGATTTCCTGCTGTCGGATGTAGTCTTCTGAGTTAAACAGAATGTTACGGGTTTTGCCGATAAGAGCTGCTGTCTGCTTTTCTGCTAGGTTCAATCCTGCATAAGCAGCATTAGCTGTCATGTTCTTCACATGGGTCACTGGAGAGGACAAAATGCCGTTAATCCAAGTAGTGATCCAGATATCCTTTACACGACCACCTAGGGTACGCTCTGCGAGCTTGTGAGCCTTTTCTGGGCTACCGGCAGAGGCATAGGCCTTGGCAAGTGCTACAGCGTCTCCACGACCTCCAGAAGCGTCTAAAACCTCTTCTAGTCGGAATGCGCGATCTACGTCAGCTTCACGAGCTTGATTGAACACAGCAAGAGAGCGAGCCACATCTGCTTGCTTACGCTTAGCACCACGAGCCAAAGCGCCCTCTAGGGCAACTGCTTGACGGAATTCAACAAGTAACTCGTCATCATAGTTACCTGCCTTGATCTTGTTAGCCAAGTCCATTGAGCGTTTGCCAGCATCAGTAAGAGCCAACATCATCTTGTAGACTTCACCTGGATCAGCATTCAGCTTGGCATTAGGATTAATGATCTTTGCTACGAAAGATTCTGAGTAACCTAATTCCTCAACCTTAGCCGTTAACTGACCAAAGTCCATACGCTCAATCTTGCCAGCACCAGAAGCCTGGGCTACTTGATCGATATGCTGCTTCAGCTCATCTGGGCCATTAATCTTGTTGAGGTTGAAGACAGTCTCAGGAGGAGTGCCTTCTACTGCACCTTTAGTCGGTACAATCATGTCAGCTTCTTCTAGCTGAGTTTTACCCACTAAATTAGGGTTATCTACTGTACGCTTCTCAGCTTTACCCAGTACATTGAATATTTTGCCTAGGCCAGCAACTTCAGTAGCCTCAGGCTCAGGAGACTCTTCAAGGCCAACTTGAGCAATATCTGACACCTCTGGCATCAAATCCTCAGTCATTACGCCGCTAACAAGTTCTTCCTGCTGCTGCTCTGGTGAGTCATTCAATAACGGGTCAATATTCTCAATCATTATTTAATACCTATTGTGCCAGCAGCCGAGGACTTATGTTTTCCCTTGCGAGGTGTGTAGCTGAAGAATACATTATTACCCTTCATGTAACGGATTTCTCCATTAGCATCCTGCTCTACAGAAGTTATTGGAGAGCTTGGGCTAGCCATGTTATATGACTCAGCTCGTCTCTTAGCCAAACCTTTAGATGATTGACCATTGATATTTGCTGTATCTAGCAAGTTCTTGAATGCACCATCAACATCGCCAGCCGCTACAGCTTTAGCAAAGTTTTTGAATTTCAACATCTTATTGAAATCCATGTTGTACGCAGCGTCCAATATACCTTTTTGTGCCTCTTTAGGAAGCTGATCAAACCCAGCTAAGTCAGCCGTAAACTTGTCGTAAGCCTCGCCTAGGTAAAGCTTGCTAGCCTCTTCCTCAGAAATATTGCCATGCTTTTTCTTCATGGCATTGTAAAGTCTTGTAGTAAGACCACGTTTACCAGTAGGTGCAGCGCCAGTTGTGTCTCCATTACCTTCTGATATAGCAAAGTCTTGATATAGCTCATCAATAATTGCTGATTTGTCAGAAGCGCCTGCTGCATCTTCAGAAGCCATTGCAGTGCCAACACCCATGCCAACAGCTTTTTGTGGTCGAGTAGCTACGCCTAGCATTTTGCTAATCCATAAAGGCGCACCAGTTGGGCCAATCATCTCACCCATCTGTTCTGCCATTTGTAGCTCACCAGGCTCCACACCAGGTACATCAGGTAACATCTTAGCTACATCCTCTGTTGTCCAGAATTGAGTCTCTTCTTGTATGCCGCGCATGAAAGCATCTTTTGCTGACTCATCACCTTCACGACCAATAACTTCACCAATACCTTGGATTAAACGCTCAGTCTCACCTAAAGCGCCTGCTCCAGCAGCCGTATATCCACGAAACATTTGCGCCCAAGTTTTACCAAGATTGGTTAAATAGCCACCCACTGATTCATCAGTTGGCGTTTCAATACCTTCCATTGATACTGACTCAGGATCACGAACACCATCAGTCTCAGCACTAAGGCCAATAGACCGTTCCCAATCCTTCATAATGAAGCTGTCTAAGTTGTCTTCCATTATCGATCCAGTGTCTTTAGTGAACGCTCAATAGAACGCTTAACGCCATCATCCATCTTAATCATTGGAATCAAGCTAGGGTTCTGCATAATCTGAGATGCTTTTGCTTCTAACTCATCATCATCTAAGTTTGAGAACTCAGGAACTTTCTTGAGTGCTGCTGCAATTCTACGCTTAGCTGACTCAGCTCGCTGATTCTGGATTGATGTGACTTGTGCTTGAACAGCACCGTCAACCAATGCCTGTAGATTTTCACCAGGCTCAGCCTTAAAAATCTCAGCCTTAACTTCTGCCTTCATGCGAGTCTTGATAGCAGGCTTAACATCTAACTGGTCAATCTCAGCTACAGCTCTACGAGTTGCTGCACGAACCTCACGGTTCTCAGTCTTTACAATGCGATCTTGTAACTTACGAGCCTGAGTCCAGTTGATTTGATTATTCTGAGCAAGATACTTAATAGACTCATCATTCATCATGCCATCATCAACAGCAGTCTCTAGCTCAAAGATTAATTCATCGTTATCTAGCTCTTCACCAATCTTGCCTTCAGATAGTTTCTGTAGGTAGCCAAGAGGTGTAACCATTGAGCCAGCATCAGAATTGTTTTGCCACAATTCATTAGCAATCTCTCTTTGACGAGCAGGATCAGCGTTTTCAGCTTCACGCATCAAATCAACAGAGATTTTCTTGTAAGTTTCATCTTGTTCTTTTTCTGCTTGATCTGAGAATTTCTTACGATCAGCAATTTCTTTAAGGAACTTAGACTTAACCTTGTCTCGCTCATCATCAGACATCATTGCCCAAGAGCTTTCATATTCGCCTAAGTCGCCATTAATAATGCGCTTGTAAGCTTTAGTTGGAGAAGCTGCAAACTTCTCGTCTAACAAACCACGAGTAACACCGTTGATACGAGCTTCACGTTTAGCTTCTAGCAGCTTAGGAAAACGACCCTCTTGGCCCATAGCCATTGCTTGGGACTCGATTGGCTCAAAGATTGCCGCAATGCGATCTTCTGCACGAATGTAGGTTTGAGTTGTAGGATTCCATGAATCACCACGATAGAACTCATCTTCAGCAAAACGCTTAACTGAGAAAATGTCCTCATCAAGCTTAGCTGCTTGTGCTGCTGCGAAGATTTTAGACTGTTTCTCAGCTACAGACTTAAGTACACCATTACCAGCAGTAGCCATAGAAGCACGAGCTTTGATAGAGGCTTCTGGGCTAAATGCACTAATCGTTGTGGCATAACCATCAATGATGTCTTGAATCTCAACCTGAGCGTCATCAAAGCTAAGCTGATTATTCTCAGCCATTACCTGAAGCTCACGAAACTTCTTTTGTGCCTCGATAGACAACTGATTAGCTAGCATTGAGCCTTGAGCAGCTTGCAACGTCTCATCGTAGACATTGCCACCAGTAAGAGCTGACAACCAAGATTTGCCTTCACCTTTAGACGCTACTGCTTCAGCAATCTGCTGCTCTGTAACAGGGTTCTGAGCTGCATACTGCATAGCCTGCTCTTTAGCGTATTGAGTACCTTCACGTTTAATAAATGAGGATAATTGATCTAATTTGCGATCAATACTTTCAAAACCACGAGCGCCTTCTTTTAAGTTTGCAGTCTCAACACGAGGCAAATCTGCATACATAATTCCACGCTTTCTATATATAGGTAATGCCATTACTGAACCTTAATCACTTGACCTTTAGCGTTTGTCACCGTATTTCCTGGCGTAGACAAACTTCCATAAGTAGCTACAGCAGTTCCAACAGAAATAGCAGCATTTAAGTATGCTGATTGCATTGCCTGCTTTCCTGCTGCTTGTAGCGATTGACTTTGAGCTAAGCCGCCAGCAATCGCCATGTCAGCATTCTCAAGACCAAGGTTATATTCCTCACCGGCCTGAAACGCATTCCATTGATCTACCGTCATTGGAGACCCTGAGAATGGATCAATGCCGCCAGCAGCACTTCTAGCTATTAATGAGCCAGCCATACGACGCTGATTACTTAAAACATCTAATGCTTGATTGCTATAATTAAGTGCATTTTGACGACCTTGAAGCTCAGCTTGCTTGGCTTTTAAGCTGTATTCTGCCTTTTGAAACTGACCTTGTTTTATTGTGCTTACGGCACTTAACGCTCCAGCAGCTAAGGCAGCTACGCCTGCATACGCTTTTAACGCTGCTAATTCCATTATGAACCTCCGCTCGTAGCGACCTTGTACTCAAGACCCAATAATGTGAGCTTGAGTGGATATTCTTGTGTAACTGATACTTTAGCTTCACGACTGTAGCCGCGCTTGCCATACAGGGTCTTGATCCCCGTAAATTCAGACGTTGGAGAATCTAGCGTTCCTGCTGTATCAAGCGCTCTAATTGGCAGCAATACACCATTAACAGACAAATGCTGGGTTGAATCAACAACTGCATTTACCTCAACAATGCGCTTCTTAAAGCCTAATCGAGTACCTGTGCCAATGTCTTTTTCTACTGGCATAGTGGTTACTTCAACATTGAATGGCAATCCAACTTCATAGCTAGAAGTAGATGCTCGGTCAAATGTAATAGCGCCAGAGCTAACTGTCTCATCACCTAGCACGTTACCGTCAGCAATCACATTTAACGATGCGTCTTCGTGAGGAAGTGAAGTGGCACCAGAAGCAGCGCCACCAGTGAAAGCGCAATCAGTGAAAACAGTAGAGTCAAATTTCTCAACAAAGAATTTATCAGTGCCATCAAATGTTCTCTTAGTGATAACGTAAATATCAGTTACGTCAACAGCAACCTCGATAAACTGACCATCAGTAATTAGCTCAGATGGGGCAACTACCTGCTGCTGAGTGAACAAGCTGTAAGCCACTATTGATCCATCGTCTTCATTAACGATAAGCAACAAGTCAGTCTCATCCGTAGACGTAGCCTTACGGATAGCCATCTCTTTAGGGCCTTTCAACAAATGTGACGATAATAGTGATATTGAGTTGCTTACATAAGCCAGAGTGGTATCACTGTAAAGGAATTCTGACAATGCTTTACCTTGGCGACGAATATAGATTGTGCCTGAGTCAAGCTGAACAACTCGGATACCTTCTCTTACGCCATTACGAGTACCAGTACGAACAAAAAAGTTAGTAGGAGTAATAGGCTGTTGCGTATCCTGCGGGATAAAGAATTCACCACCACTCGTGAAAACTTGTAGGTCGCGGCCTGAGATGATGTCGATGATAGTATTGAGCGTGTTCGTATCGAGCGTCGCTTCCACAGCATCGTCGTCATAAGCCTCTACAGGTTGGAAATCAAAGAAGAAGCCGATCTTACTACCCCAAATGGTTGTAGGACGGCTCTTACTACCACCAAAGTACAAACGACCCTCGTGGAAAGTACAGGTACGAGGCCAACCTTTAGAGCTAGACCAAACGTCTTCGTAACCTGTTTCTAGCTCCCAGTTGCCATTAGCAATGGCATTGGTGTCAAAGAATGGAACCTCAGTAACACCTTTAACAGAAGTACTAGAAACATACTCAGTAATACGCATACGACCCTGAGGTGATGCGTTAATGTACTGATTGACATGGCCTGAGTTAAATACGCCAGATGAAGCCGTAATCGTTACAGTGCCACTGATCTCATCAGGAGTAATGGTGCCTGATGGGTTGCTAGTAGATATAGTGAATGCGTACTGAGGAATGCTGTCGAAAGTAATCGAGCTAACAGTCCAGTCAGCATTGGTAGCACCACGAACAATCTTGAGTGGCTGAATGTCAGGATGAACTACGATCAGTGTGTCAGCAGACTGAGTCCAGCACATGGTATCTAGCATGGCTGAAGTCAACCCGCTAATGGTTGCGTAGTCATTACCTGAGCCATTGATGTTAGCAATAACAGCACCGTCACGGATAACGTGCATTTTGCCAGCAGTAAACATCAACATATAGCTGTCTGATGTGCTGAACTCGAATGGTACTAAACGAATACCATCATCAGGATTGTAAGCTGCATCTAGCTCATAGATATGCTTTAGACCTGGGCGACGCTTAACACCACCCTGAGGCTGTACTAATACATTAGTTAGTTTGCTAGCACCATTCTGGTACTGCTTAATATCCACACGAGAACGCAGTAACGGGTCAATCTCGCCACTGGTAAAGTTAGTCTGAATATCAACGTATTTAGTCATTAGTAGCGTACCGCTATTAAGCTGTAATCCTCGATAGCTTGAGGCGTATTACCTTGTCCGTCAATACTCATTGCAGTACGCATATAGCCACCACGATTATTTTCACCTGGTGAACCTAATGCGACTGTTTTCCAGTAATCAGTCTTAGATACTTGATCGGTAATAGGCTCTGCTAAGTGCCAAGCCATCTGATACTTGAGCAACTGAATGAACCAAACAGGCATTGCTGCCTCAGATACAGAATACTGATAATCAATATAGATAGCTGTCTCATTGGTAAGCAGCTTATCGCCATAAATCTCCCAACCAGTAAATGGTCTAGCGCCAGCCTGATCGCTAGTGAAAGCGGCTCTAGGTGGGCCAATACGGTCTGATGGGAGTTGATACTCATACTTCCACTCATTAACAGGAGTATTGATAGTACGAGCTAATTGAACCTTCTTAAAAGAAAAACTCCAGGGGTACATCTGGAGGGTAGAGTCTCTTACGTCACTGTAAAGACGATCACAAGTGTTCGCCTCGTCTGTGCCTTCAGTAAAAGACGAGATAGGCGCTGCGCCAAGCAGAATCAACGCATCTGAACAAATACCTATTGCTGAATCACCGGCAGCCATTTTTCTCTCCTATAAGGAAAAAGGAGGCTACCCCTGCGAGCAGAAGTAACCTCCTCCTTAGTCACCTAACTGATTAGTCTGAATCAGTTGCAGTAACAGTCAAGCCGTCGGTTACGTCTACTACGCCAGAAGCGTTAGAAGCAACGAAAACCAAAGACATTACCTGAGTACCACCAGTAGATGAACGAACGATGATCATGTCACCAACTGACAAAGTGTCAGACATGGTGTTGAAATAACCAGCGGTGTTTACATCTGCAATGGTATCAGCAGTTGCGTAAGAGTACACAGAAGGAGAGTTACCAGCCTTCGATGCACCAATGGTTGAAAAACCAGTAGTTGAAAATGCCATTTCTATATCCCCCTATTATGCGCCGTCTTCGTCACAAGTGATTTCGACGATGCCTTCAGCGTCGATGCCTACTGCGCCAGCAGAGAACATAGATGCTACAAGGTGAGAAGTCTTCTCAGGGATGTAGTTAATCTCAGTGCGGATGCCCATGCCTTCTGCATAGCCAAGCGCGCCCTGGTGCCATGCGTAACAAGTACGATCACCAGAAGATAGAGGTAAACCACCCTCGTCACGATCACCGATAACGTGGAAGTTAAAGCCCAAGAAAGTGTTTACATCGCCAGAAACAAGAGCTTTAACGCTGTTGTAATCTGATGAAGTCACTTCAGTTTCACCCAACAACGCAGAAAGGTTGTTAGCGTGGATCAAGATGTGACGACCTTCCATAGGAACATTGCCAGCATCCATCAACTTCTTAGCAGCCAACAACTTGTCCAAGTTCAAGTTGGTGTTCGCGCCACCGATTGAAGATGCAACAGTTAAAGAGCTAGAAGCTGCGTCAAGTGCGTCGATGATCAACTGGTCAGCACGGCGACCGATTGACTTAGATACAACTTGAACCAACTCTGAACGCTCGTCAAAGTTGATTTTAGCTTGGTTGAAGATGTCTGAGTACTCAGCAGCGATGTAATCTGAAAGAGTTACAGTTGCCTGAGAGTAGTCAACATTCATTGGAGTAACGTCAGTTTGTGGAACACGAACCTGAGCTACGCCCTTGCCAATTTTAGGGAATTTGTGAGTAGAACCTTCTACACCAGAACGAAGACGGACGGTATTACGCAATACAGACTCAGCTTGATAAGCCTGTTTAACCTCCGCATCGAACAGCGTAACAAAGGCGTTTGATACATTAATTGCCATTGTGATCTCCTGATCAATAATTTACGGTTAAATTTCGCTCTTATGGTTATCCACATTGCGTGGGCCTGAACTTGCGTTTTACAACTCGCCCGTTGAGTAGGTCACTACCATTTAGGGTCGCTTGCGCGATTAGCCTGAGATGATTTTATACACTAAACAGAAACTTGCAACAAGTTTCTAATAAAAGCCCCCAACTAAGGGGGCTAGGTTATTGTTTATTGACCAAATGCTTGCTCAAAAAGTTTCTCAACTTTACGTCGATATGCAGGATCACTCTTGTACTCAGGCTTACCTACCATCTCATATAGCTCATCTTTCGATGGCATATCAGAAGAAGGAGCCGTTTCTACAGGTACACGACCTTCATACGACGAACGAAGCTTCTGAAGTGCTTTGATTCCGTTGGCAGTGCCACCCCAAATCTTAAACTCTTCATAGTCTTCAGCACCCCAGATACCTTTATCAACAAAGCCTTTGCCCCAAGTTGCCATATTCTTAATGATGGCATCTGCATTCGGGCCAAGTGCCTGACGTTCTTGCTCCATAGAGTATTTAATCTCTTCGGCTTCATTCCCGCCTAACTTCAGCACTTGCTCAGCTAGTTCATTAAAAGCATCTTGGTTAATGCCGTTCTTTTTAGCCCAATCAAGGTAAGTACTTACTACCGGATCATCGCTTGGCATTTCGCCAAAGACATCCATTGCATACTCTTCAGGGGCTTTGTGATCGCCATTACGGAACTTCTTTTCTAGCTCTGCATACGACTTAGCGATCTCTTCGAGCATTGGCTCGTTTTCGTCCTGTTGCCAGAACTTTTCGGGCCACCAATCTGGGCGCTCTAATGGTTCTGCTGCTTCCGCTTCAGGGTCAGCAGCCACATGGCTGATCTCCGCTTCAGCAGGGGTTGTGCTTTCTTCAGACGCTTCTGTTTCAACGCCGTCTAAAAGGCCACCGCTTTCTTCGGTTTCGCTCATTCTTTAATCCTCTTGATACGTTTTTCAATGTCGCGAATGACAGCATTCTGTCCTTCACGGTAGAACCCGTAGCTACTTTCAGCTCCAGGTTGCCAGCTTGGATTCTCAAGATAAGTCTCTCGAAGCCATGCCAACACTTTTTGCCCATTCTCAGTAGAGAATGTACGAGCAATTAGAATATCAAGGTCATCTCGTTTATGATCTACGGGTGGAGCTTCTACTGGCTCCATATCATCCCATCCGCTCATTACATCATTCCTTCAGCCGTTTGTTCTGCTGCTTGCTGTGGAGCTGCACCTTGCATTTGCGCCTGCTGGACTGCCATTGCCATCTGCTGCGCTTCTTGCATCATCTGTTGACGTTCCATAGGCGTTGTACGAATAGACGCTGGTACGCCCATCTTGTCTGCAATGTAGTCAATCATATCGCCTGTCTTAATAGCAAGTTGCCCTTCAGGCCCCATTGCTTGTGCGACTTGAGCGAACTGCATGATGCTGTTGACTTCTTCCATATTCTGAGCAGATGCCAGAGGAGAAGTTGGTGTTACCTTAACTTCAAGACCATCGACCTTCAGCGGCAGAGTGATCATGCCGTTTTGATCCATAACCTCTAATGTCTTAGCAACTAATGGAACCATTGTCTCGTTGATCAATCGACCAAACGCAGAGCCTAAGTTCTGAGCCAACTCTTTCATACGCTCAACAACTTCTGTCGCAGAACGAGCAGACATGTTGTCAGGTGGTAGTGACTCATCTAAAAGTGTTTTCTTAATATTCATTCGTAAGTCATTGATAATAATCTGACTTACATTGAAATCACCTGCTCTTGGTAGAGCGCGTAATGATTCACCTTGTGGGCCACCATTGCGAGCAACAGGTATGATCGCGCCAGGAACGATTCGTATTGTTTGCGGGTTCAATACGCCATCGTCGGCTGCTGTGTACACGCCCGTAATTGCAAGACTCGCATTCTTCAACAGAAGCTCAAGCGTCTTGTTCAGGGTCTTAATGTCAGGCAGCGCAGTAATCACTGGGCCGCGACCATAGATTTCACCAGCAACTTTCATAAAGCGGCTGACTACCCAAGGGCTAGTCTTCTGACGACGGTAAACCAATTCGTCTTTGCTCTTAGGATGAATAACGTGATAGCAATAATCGCCACGATCGTAGTCGTAGATTGTTGCCTCAATCAAATCAACTTCTTCAGTTGGCTTGTCGTCAATCATTCGCTGCAACTCAGCACTGATCTCTGCATCAGGCCATTGCTGCTTAATAGACTCACCCTTGATACGCATGCGACGGTAAACATTGTCTACCTGACCATTTGCGCCTTCCTCGAATGCCACAAGGTACTGAGGCACTGGGATGAAGTTGATAGGGGTTAAGTTGTCACCTGGTTGAACCAACATAACTGCTGTGCCAACTGACAAGTCTAATAAGAATTCACCGATCGCAATGTCAAAGTTAGACTGCTTGAGTACATCAAACATCTTCTCGTTGAATACATCAAGCGCCTGCTGTACTTCAAGTTTACGCTCAGGTGGAACCTCGTTACCTGGCTCTAACTTACACCAGTTACGCTGTGGCGGGAAAATGCCAGACTGCATACGGTTAGCAAAGCGTTGGGTAGAATTGATAGCTGTCGAGTCAAATACTCGGCTCATCTTCTTCTGACCACCGGTCTTACCTTCGTAGTAGCCGTCGTATAGATTACGTTGAGGTAATGCAAACTCGTACGCATCTTCGTACAAGTCACGGAAGTTTTCTTTGCGGGACTGAGCTAGTTTCTGTCGTTTGAGAATCTGCTCTGGTGTGAGTTTCTTTGGCTCTGCCATTGCAGGCTCCTTATTCGTACCAAGTCAAAATGATTTCAGCGGGCTGTGCTGATCCGCTGTTGTTAGTTAAACGCAGCAAATAAGTTGTTAGCGGTTTGAGAATAATACTCGCTGATGACACATCGCCACCTGCTGCTTTCTTTTTAACACCACCAATCAAAATGTACTGGGCTAGCGTTGTTCCTGTTGAACTTACAGTAGGAGACAATAAGATAGCGGAGTTGCTAGTGTTAGTACTATTGCGATCTAAGTTGATAGAGCCTAATGGCGTTCCGCCTGACACGGTTGCGTTTTCATAGAAGTAACCCATGCCGTTGCCGCCACTAACGCCTTCAACATTCATTCTTGCCTCAACGCTAGAACCAAACGCAATCGCTAAATCTAAGCTAGCACCATCAGCCAATGAGGTTGATACTGCGCCAGCAGAATAGGCATCACCTTGGATAATATGCCCCTCAAGCGTAGATACTGTCGGTAGTCCGTAAGCTGTGCTTATTAGTACCTGCTCATCATTGCCATCTATATAGGACGGTGACGTATGCTTAGTATTAATACCAAGCGATTCGCGTTTAACGACAAGGCGTGTCATGAGGTAATGTCTGTACCAATGCCAAGCTCTGCATCTTCACGATCAGACAATAACATGCGACGACCCGCTAACTGACGAGCGCGAGTCTTAGCCTGAAGTGCTGCGCCTTCTTGAGCCATCTGTTGTTGCTGACGCTTCTCTTGTGCTTCAATTTGTTTACGCTGAAGCTCAAGCTGTTTCTCTTGACCAGAGGTGTCTGGCTTACTAAATAAACCACCCATTACTTAATATCCTCACCTTCAAGTGGTGATTGAGAACCAAGCGTACGACCATAGCCTAACAAGCTAGCACCTGAACCACGTCGAGCGCGGAATGCTGCCTGACGTTCACGAGCTGCTTGCGTTTCAGCTTTAGTTGCTCTTACTGGCTCTGGCGCAGCAGGAGCAGGAGTCGGCGCTGGAGCTGGCTTGTCGCCACCTACTATCTTTTTAACTGCACCACCCATTTGTTAATCCTCTCTAACAATACTCATCATAAAGAAGTCAGAACCGTCGGGGCCAAATCGCCTCATTACACCATCATCTGAAAAGCCTAAGCACTTTGCCCACTTGTACGCTCTGACATCATCGCATCTTACTGTAATTTGTAAACGATTCAAGCTATCTTCTTGAAATTTAAGCAAGATGAACTTTCTAGCTACCTTAGTCATGGCGATGCCGTAACGTCTTGTCGCCTCACCAACCATAAACCACGCTTCGTGTAGACCATCCCAAATCTTAGCAGCGCCAAAGATTCCAATCGGCGTACCACGTTGCATTACCGTAATACCTATGCCTGCCTCTACTTGGTCACATAATCGCTCTTGCAGTTCATGTACCTCATGCCCCTTAAGGTCAGGCTGCTCGAACTTGAACTTCAGCGCATGCTCACGCATGAACGGTACGATCACCACGCCTGGTGGCAACTTACAGACTAAGTTTAGGTCTAATGGGTTCATCCAAATACATCAAAGTCAGCGTTAGTCAATGTCTGTGCCACGAACGTCTTGTTCATAGAAGCTGAACCTTTACGTGTCATGTTCTTGTATTCACCGCCGCCCACAAGCAAATAGCCGAATGCGTCGCCAACGTGTGAGTGTTCGTTCTTATTCGGCGAATCCTTGAACCGCTCCTGCCCTGCGCCTACCGCGATACGCTTGAAATGGTAGCCGCCACTCAAAGCCTTGCGTACCATCTTGCATGACTTGTGAATAATCAAGCCAGGTTTTCCCATTACAAGGCGATTCATCGGCGCGGCACTTGCCTCACGTCGCGCCTTAAAGTCGTTCGTCGCCGTCGGCTGCGCCCGAAGCCCCAGCGTCCGCAGATACTCGAACGCCGTCGTTTCATAAATCGCATCACGCTGCTGACCGGCGGGGTCGCCCCAAACCAAAACTTCGTAGTTCGGGAATCGTGTCTGTAACTCCGCTAGAAGCTCGGT